TGTACTTCATCTGTATCACAGTTATACATAGGTATGAATAACTTTGCGTGAACTTTACTTATGTCCGGGTCATTCTTACCCTCTGCACAGAATGGACAATCTGATACAGGTGCGCCTGCTTCTCTCAAACAGTTCACATATTTGTGCTTATCTCCGATAGGTACTCTATGTACGGCATAACCAGGAAAATCATTCATATCATCTCCAAGAAGATGTACTTCTGCTTTATCACCATCACCCTTTAACTGAAAGAAGTTTACACCACTTCCTCCACTTGAACCATACTTATCGGCGTCCTCAAACGAAAATCTCGGCATTTACTTCTCCTCCTGTTTTTCTTTTTTCTCGTTTTCTTCTTTTGACTGTAAATACTTATCAGCCGCATCTAACATAACAGATAAGGTCTCGTCAAGTTTATCAAACGGAACTCTATATCTGATGTTATTCCCCTTTTCTTCCAATACTTCTTTATCTGTCTTGAGCGTAACAAACTTATCGAAGTCCTCTTTTGTTCTAAAAGAATACTGCTCTGTGGCGTATCTTATCCAAATCTGAAAGAGTGATGACTTCTTATATCTTACAGAGATACCACCCTTTGCAGTACGGTCAACTTTAAGGTCAAGATTCTTCTCTTTAACCGCTGAACAAACTACTTCATCAAGAGCCTTTAACTTCTTAACTTTATCTTCTGTTGACAACTTTACCATTTCAGACTTGCTCTCAACAGTCTTTTTATTGTTAGCCTCTCTCTTCTTTTCTTCTGCCCTCTTTTCCTCAACCTGCGTAGATGTTGAAATAACTTCGTCCCCATTATACTTCCTCCAGTTACTTCTGAATGTAGAGTATGTAATATTGAAAGACTTACCATCTTTATCACGCATCATAAGAGTTTTAAACTTTTCTTCCCTACTCTCCAGAACACCTACTTTCTTGGTCTTTCTATCCTCATACATCTGACCAATAATTCCTACTTCTGATACTTCTTTTGTTTTTGTTGCCATGTTTTCCCTTTCTGTCGTTTTTGACGTTTGTTGTCTGTTTCCAGACTTGTTTTTGTTTACTGTAAACATACTATAACATATTTATTTATCCTTGTAAACTGTATTTTCTAAGGAACTTTTAAGTTCCTCGACAAGATTCTGTTCTTTGAAATATAATGATAGAGGCTGTTCATCTCTTATATAGTTTATGATTGAGCCTCCTAAAAGATAATCCACATTCTCAATTATATTAGGATTTAGGTTTCTGACTGTCTTATCAGCATGATGTAAAAGCACATACTTTCTGAATAACATATCTACAAACTTATTATCTTTTATATATGCCTGATACTTAGTCTGTATCTCTGCTGATGTTACCCATATTATGAATCTTCTGAATACAATATTAGGTATTCTGATACAAGGAAATGAGTACCACAAATCTTTTATAGGTCTTACACCTGATGGCACATCTTTACTGTAATAACTACAAAATCCACATACTATACCTTTATCAAAGGCTTCTGTTATCTCCCTAAAATCTGAGCATATAAGTATATCGTCTTGTAAGTGCCATGTTCCCCCTATCGCTGTGTGTACAAGACCTAGTGAGTGTATATATGAATTTAGACAACCTCTCTTTATATCGTCATTGTCTACAAGAATATCGTCCTCACTTATACCCTGTTTAATCATTGATGGTATAAGAAAGTCTTTTACATACCAGTATCGTTTCTCACAAGAATGAATTAAATATTTGCTCATAATCTGTCCCACTCATACCTTTCCCAACACTTGATATTATCTATCTGCTCCCTCGAACACTCACCAATATCTTTTATTCCTTCTGGAAATACTATCTCTGAAAATATCTTATAAGGTACGTTTTTCTTTATCCTCTGTCTTGCTTTCTGACCTGCTTCGTCATTGTCTGTAGCTAATATAAAATGTCTGCAAGGTAAATCTCTTAGTTGCTGAAATTGTCTTTCATTACCTAAACCATTGAGTGCTACTGCATAATATCCTGACTGCCACAATAGAATACAATCTATCATTGACTCACACACTAATATTTCTTTTGGAAATGAAAATGGATAACATAGATTATGAGTTTTGCTACTAAGTTCTCCTTCACTACTATTTTTATACAGTTCATATAATCCATACAAAGGCTTAGATACTCCTTCAGGATATTGAAAAAATTTAATATTAACACTTCTCTTGGCTACAAATTCACATCTGCCTTTTTCATCTCTTACAGGCATTGTTATCATTTGTTTTTCTCTATCATACCCTAAATCAAAAAGCTCTATCACCCAATCTTCTGTTATTCCTCTTTTTGCCCAGTAGGGGTGTGTCCATCTGTATTTGTCAAGTTCTTCTTCGCTAACAAATCTTTTATCTCCTTCAATAGATTTATTATTTCCTCTAGTGCGTACAAAATCGAGTTCAAAGTTTCTCTCCTCTATTGATATAGTTAAAAAATTCTTTAATAACCATTGCCATCCAAATGCGCCTTCATCATTCTTACCAAAACAATATGAAACTAACTCAGGTAATGAATGTGTTTCTTGGCAAGCAAAGCAGTGAAATAGTCCATCACTTTTTCGTATTCCCGCTGATGGCTTTTTCTCTTGACCATCACTATGATAGGGACATTGTATCTGAATATTCTTACCAGATTCTCTTGGTTGTATCTGTAATAAGTCTATATGATTTAAAGCTAATTGTGAACGTAATTCCTGTAAAATTTCTTCTACACTCACCATAAATTCTATATTATCAATAGTCATCTTCTGCCTCTTTTACATTTCTTTTTCTGTTTGATGCAGTAGGAGTTTTTCTTTCAGATTTCTTTGTAGTGACTGGCTCATCATCCGTATCAGTATCTAAATCAATATCTGAATCAGAAACGACTTCAAAATTACCATTATTGATATGCCATCTATATTTATATGACTTACCTACTTCACCACCACGCATCTTCTTATTATCAAAAATAAGAAATGTCTCGCCACTCTTTGTTTTTAGCTGACGTATAGCATATACAATACTGGCATTCTGAGCTATACCATCACTATCTCTGATATTTTCAAGCTCTGGTGTATCTGTACTATTCTTATCTACTACACCACCTCTGTTAGCTTGCACAACAACTATGATTGGCAACTTTAATTCTGCTGTTAAGTCCATCAAATCCTCACTTATATTTGTAAGTGAAATTGTCTTACTATCGCCCCTTTTAAATCTTTCATCTGTCAAATAAGTAATACCATCTATAAAGAGCGCATCTAATTTATCCTGTAAAATCCATCTTCTCAGCTTAGATACTGTAACTTGTCTTTGAAAATCTTTAGGTCGTGTTACAAAGAGTTTTCCTGTCAGGTCCTTTAAATCTTTTGCATAATCTGAATAGTTATCTAATGTAAACGCATCATCAAATCTACCTAATCTCATAGCGTTATTAGATAAATGTCCATGCAAAGTATCAAATCTATATCCTATATCAAGTACATTCATCTCAGGTGAAAAGTAACCTATTCTAAACCCTATCTCTGCCATATATGATGCCATTTTTTCAGCTATCCATGATTTACCTTGGTTAGTTCTTGCAAAGAGTACGACTAATTCATCCCCTCTCTGAAAACCATTTATATCACTATCCAATTCATCAAAGCCAGTAGGTATAAACCAATCTGCTTTATTTTGAGTAACATCTGTGGAATGTTGTACTCTGTTATCAACATCTGCTATAACATCAACTGACTTTATAGAATAGTTAGGCTGAATAGTTGGTAGTATTTGTCGCATATATTCTACTGCGCCATTACTATCCCCATCATTCATTATTTTAACTGCTTCGGTTAAATGTTTTTGTAACTTTAGATAGGTACTACCTTCATGTAGAGTATTGACTATATAATCATCAGATTCAGTAACTTCGGCAAACTCAAAGTTAGGAAACTTTGAAAGAAATGTTGCATCATCCGGTATATTTCCATACTCTTTATAGTGATTGACTATAAAATTAAATTCATCCTCAAATCCTACAAAATCCTCTACTGTAAAGTTATCCTCTATAAATTGATAATCTTTTCCTGCTAAAATTCTATTTAATGCTTGTAATTGAGCTATCATACTCCCCTAAACCCCTTGTTTTTAAATTCTATTATCTCAGAATTATTCCATATTCTATCTACTAATCTTGGACCTAACTCTTTCTCTGCTGACTGAGTATCAGCAAAATTAGTAGTGATTATAGTAGGTTTACCTGCAAACAATCTTTCTTCAAGTATCGCATATATTATAGTGTAATCATATTGTGACATAGGAACAGCACCTAAATCATCAATGATAGCAAGGTTTGTTTTGCGTAATCTATTATACATCTCATAGTTATTAGTATTACTATTAAACTGTTTTGTTTTTATGAGAAACGGCACAGACTGACAAAAGACACAGTAATCATATCTGTCTATGGTAACTTTACTTTCTTCAATCTTGTTTAATCTGCCTTTCTGTAGTTCTACATAAGTGAGCATTAGTTTTACTGCCCATGCTGTCTTACCATTACCTAGATTCTTACTGCATAACAATAGATTATTATACCCATTATCATTGAAATTACCTGTAATAAAATCATTAAAATTTTCCCTTATCTCGGCAAGTCTTTTATATGCAACAGTATCATCAAGAGGTTTTAAACAATCTTCTACCCATTGATACTTTGGCAGATAACTATTTTCCAATATAAACTGCTCTGTAACATCTAAGTTTTTCACTTTCTCTTTATCCCACATCAGTACCATTCCTCACTTTCATCTTCTTCTAATCTCTTTCTCATATACTCTGGGTCTGATACTATAATATTTTCTTGATTACCTTCTTTATGTCCTGTTGATTTATTTTTACTTTGTGCTGACTGCAATGGATAAAATACATAGGCTTTGTTATCTAAACTTTGCTGAATAATATCTATTGGGTCATACCCGTCTTTTACAAGTTCATCTAATCGCACTAATTTATTTTTCCACATCTTTGCAGTCTTTACACGCTTACATAGATTATCTTTGTTCTCTGGCACAGCACTAACAAACTCAAAATACTCAACTAATAAATCTTTGACGGTATAAGAATAATTCTTTTCTGAGTATTCATCATCTATAATATCTAAACACTCATCTTTAAATTTGTCTTTGGGAGATTTCTTTTTGGATTTTTCAAAATCCGCTATATATTTATCTGCATCATCTAAAGCATGATTTAAACTCTGTTTATCTCTATAAACAAAATCATGTCTATATTTTTTAGAAGAAGCCGGTTCTACCGGCTTTTTTATATTATTATCTTTTTTATTATTTTCTTTTAATGAAGAGTTTTGACAATTTGTCATGGTCTCTTGACAATTTGTCATGGTCTCTTGACAATTTGTCATGGTCTCAGACAAATTGTCCTTGTTATCAAATGTATCCTCATATTCTATATCTGAATATTCTCTCTTGAACATATCAGCATTAAATTTAATGACCCTTTTATCTCCACTACCTGATATGGTAATTGCGTTTATAACAGATAAATGTGCTAATGACCTTTTCACAGTTCTTTCTGATATTCCTATAATATCCATAAAATGCTCATTTTTAACGACACATTTTTTATATTTACCTTTTGTACAGTAATATTTTATTTCCGAGAGTATAAATACATCTACTAAAGATAATGACCCATTATCAAATTCAAGAAATTCAACAGGTATATATATTCCTGTAAAGCCATGTTCTTTTCTTTCATCAGGTATTTTACGATTGTATATAAGATATTCCCCCATTATTTAATTCCTCCTATTTTCTAAAGACTGTAACATATTATATGCCTCATCTAACGTAAAATCCAGATAAGGTTCCATCCAGTATTCAAGTTCGACATCTGGATTTGATACAAGATACTCCCACATACATGAAGCTATAAGATTTGTAGTATATCGAATAAATCCTTGTTCTGTTGCATTACTATCCTCGACAATTATTATCCATTCTGATTCAATCATTGTTGTAAGAAATCTTTTAGCAGTCTTTTTACTACTACCCATTAAATTAGCTATTGAATTAACAAAGTTATTTTCAGTGGTTACAATAGAGCCATTTGATTTAGTTACTAATATATCTAAATTTGATAATGCTATAACATCATATAGTGAAAAGTCACTATACTTCCAGTACTCAGTATTTACAATAATACTGTCATCAAATTTAGATTTATTTTTAACTAAATCTTGCAATGTGAATCTAACGTTTTTCAATTTCATACCCTCGCTTTCTTACAAAAGAAAAAGTCCTGTACTCAGATGGGCTATCATCTTCGCACGGACTTTATTCTTGTCAGTCGATATTAGGTTAACATCATCAGTTGATGTATAGCCCCACCGACTGACTTATTCATTGTAGCACAAATTTTTAAAGGTAGCTACTCCCTCTCAATATGTGCATCAAGTCTTAACGACTAAACATACTATAACATTATTCTATATTTATGTCAAGACAGAAAGAAAGCGCAAGCACTAGGGGTTGCTTACGCTACTTTCTAACACACACGTATATGAAAGAAGATTTTCATAATCAAGAGCTTTTGTTCTCTTGATGATTATACTATAACATGATTGAAAATCTGCTTCAACAGGAATTTATCTTTTTGTGAATGTGTTAATAATATCTTGACACTGGTCATCTACTACTTTATTGACCTCATCAAATAACAGTTTATACTCTTCATCCATATCTATGCCATTTGTGTCTGTGATGCTCCTCTTTTCAGAAACCTCCACAGTATAATAGTTATCTCTTACTTTGATTGCACATCTTGATGTGGCTGAAATTTCAGTAGGTACTGCGTGTGATACATATTCTTTTGACATTATTTCTTCCTCCATGTTAAAAATACTGCGTATAAAATTATTATCATGCACTCACATAATAACGTGCTTAAAACACCGGCTACAAAAGGATTTATATACATTTCTCAATCTCCTTTCTTTTTAATTCTGAGAACAGTTACGACTTTCTTCTCCTTGCAATCATCCATCTGCTTAACTAACTCAGTAGGTATCTTTTCGTTATAGATGGCAGATTCAAGGGCGTCAAAATCAACATACTCTTTAGTCTTAACTATATCATTAGCAACATTATTAGTCTTTAGGAACTCTATCAGCTTATCTTCCAAGAATGTTTCTCTTGTCTGTTCACTGATAGTTGCAGTACCTGAAGATGTGTCCCAACTATTAATATTCATTGAGTGCATAATAGTTTTAATCTCAGTATTTTCCGCAGATGCTAATTTCTTGTAATAATCTTCCGAAGTTTTGTTCTCGATATAACTTTCTACTAACTTAGTTAAATCGTCATTAGGCACTACCTGGTTGTTATCTGGCACTACTTCAATCTTCTTTCTACTCATTTCTTTTTTCTTCCTTTCTTTTTCTTATTTGGTCTTGACTGCCCCATCACCCCATTTCTGCCGTGAACAATAGCAGTTTTAAACTGTATAAGTTTCCAGATATCCTCTGTATTCCAGAATCTTGTCTGTCTGTTTCCCTCTTGTGTATATTCAGGTAAAAGAGAGGCTAATTCAGTATCAGGATTTTCTCTTTTCCACTTATACCAGTTATTGATTGTCTGTACAGAAGAATCAATGCGCATAGCAAGTTCCTCTATTTTAATTTTTCCTTCCATTCATATCCTCCTCACTCTAAATCATTTAGATTAATATTCAATTTATCTAACATGGTTTCTATATATTTCTCAACATAACCCTCTCCTTTTCTTCTTTGATATATAAGAGAAGTTCTGCATATTCCTAAAATATCTGACCACTCACTTTGATTTAAAGTCTTGCCTCTTACTGTTATCCATATAGCTTTCTTTCTTCCTTCTTTATATGCTAACTTTAAAGAGTTTGAGAGCTTCTTTATTAGGTCTGCATTGTCTTTATATGTCTTACCTCTTTTTGATGCGCCTATCTTCTCTCTTGTAGTATCTGAAACAGGTCTGTTGTGTTTTAGTTCAGAGTAATATTTTCTTCTTTTTTCACCATCTTCGCCTACCCACAACTGTTTTTGACTATTACTAATCTGAGCCTTTGTTTGTTCAGAATGTTTTCTTCCACGTTGGGATATAGACATCTTTTGTTTGGTTTCATTTGATGCAGTTTTACCTATATGTGACAATGACATATTCTTTCTACCATTATCAGATATTTTACTTTTACCACCAGCACGAATTTGATTATATGTCCCATTAGCATAATGTGATTTACAGTAATCAATCCACCACTGCTCTCGTTCCGTTAAATCTGAAATATCACAGTATTCTAAAATTTGATACGAAAAATTACCTTCTCCATATAAATCAAAATCTCTTTGTAATATTTTACATTCATGCTTATGAATACATAATGCGTTTAAATGGTGTTTAATTCTGCTATCTAAATCTTTAGATTGTCCTACATAAACTTTTTGAAATGGATTATTTATGATGCAATATATACCAGATTTTTTATTCATTTAAACTCCTTTCATATTACAGTAATATATAAGAAGTTTAACATTATAATAGCAAATAGTCAATAAGAGCTTTCTTATCCAATATATTTCCATCTCCATCAACTATACGATTACTCATCTCGCCTTTTTTATATACCAAATCGTGAATTTTTGTATCTATTGTATTCTGGCACATAATTGTATATATTGTAATATTAGTATTCTGACCTATTCTGTGACACCTATCTACTGCCTGTTCTCTAAGTGCCATTGACCAAGGCTCATCTAAAAGTATCAAGACTTTACCTGATGTTAATGTCAATCCTGTACCCATTGCACCCGTAGTACCTATAATAATCTCTGCTCTACCATCTTGGAACGCATCAACATTTTTCTGTCTATCAGAATCTTTAGTGTCGCCGGTAATAGTTGTATAAGTATATTTACCATGAAGTCTATTACATACTTCACTTACTATCTGTGACCAATTACTAAAGATAACTACTTGCTGACCATTCTCTCTTGCATCTGTTACCAACTCTTCCATTCTGTCTAGCTTTGCCGAGCATTGAATTTCAGACGAGAGAATACCTGTATAACCTGTAGCCTGCCTTAATCTTATCATCTCTGCAAGAGGGTTTGGCGAAACAGAAATCATATCTATATTAGATTTAATCTCTGCTTTAATCTCTTTATAGATGACAGATTGTTTAGGTAACATATCTACATATTCATCAATATAAGTTTTCTCAGGTAAATCAAGAACATTTTTCTTTAATCGCCTTAACATTATAGATTGAAGTTGTTCTTCTAATTCATCTAAATGTTTATATCCGACTATTTCATATCCACCATATCCACCAAATACTGCATAATAGTTCTTAAATGAATAATAAGCGTGTTTTTCATATCCTAACCATCTGAGAATGATATACAAATCAAGAGGCGAGTTCATAAGAGGAGTACCAGTCATAGCTATACGACAATCTGCATCTAATTTAATAAATGCTTTACCTTGTTGTGAAGATGGGTTTTTCATTTTATGGCACTCATCTGCCGCTATCATGTTTATTTTTCTATTGTCAGTATCGTCCAGATGTAAATATTTTTCGATTTCCGAGCAAATATCATCATCTCTGAGAGTTTCTATATTAGTGATGATAAAGTATGCCGGAATGTCTTCCAGATGCAAAATATCATATAGTTTGTCTTTATTAGTACCTATATAAACCTCATTTGTTTTCTTTCTGACTCTCTGACCTAAAATATGGCATTGTTCATCTGAATGTCTTTGAATCTCATTAGCCCAGTTCCATTTAAGACCATTCACTCCACAGACTATAAGACAATGTTTGTAGTTATATGCTAGTTTTCTTGCAACAGCTATGTCTATAACTTGCTTTGTCTTGCCAAGACCCTGCTCATCACCAAGTAACCATCTGTTGTGCATCATGCCATACTTAAAACCATCTTTTTGATGTTTATAACATTTGGTCTTAAATGAAAAGCTATCAAGATTAAATTGTGTTTTAGGAGTAAGTTCTACATATCTGCCACTAATATCAAAATCCATATTAGGGAATTTTTCAAATAGAAATGGTAAATCTTGTATTCTTATCTCCCATTCTTTTGTGCCCTTTATCCAGCTTCTATATCTCAACTCTTCAATAGTATCAATCACATCTTGATTGAAAGGAAAAGTGAGATACGCTGAATAATCATCAGGCATAAATTTTGATTTTCTTACCTTTACATTTATCATTTTAACTATTATCTCACTTTCTGCTAAACATTCTATAACATATTTATTTGCTTGTCAACTCTACAACAAAAAGAGCCTGACAAAATAGTCAGGCTCTTAATTGAAAATACATTATAACTGATTTACAGCATCCTGCATCATCATTTTAAAGCGGTCAATTTCTTTATCATGTCCGCTATATCCACCTCTGTTTCCGGAGTATTCGTAGCTGTTGTCACGACTTCTGCCATCTCTTCCTCTTTCGTAGCTGTTTTCATAGCTTCTTCCGGAGTAATCATAACTTCTGTCGTAGCTGTCACGACTTCTTCCCCGTCTGCCACCTTCATTATATCTCCCGTCACTATCTCCGTCTCTTCCTCTTCTAGCTCCGCTGTAACTGGGAAAGTCATACCCATACTCTTCTATCATTTCATTACCGAGCATCACTTTGTCAAGATTCTTGATGGAGTGTGTGAGCTTGTCTATAATATCAAGGTCGTTTGTAGAGATTTCTTCTTTCTTAGCAACCTTTTCAAGTTCTCCGCAAAGCGTATCACGGAGACTTTCTAATTTCTTAGACATATCATTTCCTCCTTTCACGCTATGCGATTAACTGTCATGTTGGCATTCTGCACCTGAATAAGTGGTGTAGGAACTACTGTTGCATCATCTGTTGTAGCATCAACATAATCAACCCCTACACTAAAGCAACATCCCTTAGGTACTGTGATGATTGCTGTTGAGGTGACATTGAAATACTCATCAACGGCAGCAGGAGTAACAATAGCCCTAGATGTGAGTCTAGGTTCACCATTAACAGTTATAGCGACTGCGATAGGAGAAATTGCTCCACCCTCAGGTATTGCAATGTTACCATTGAATGTTATCTGATAGCGGGCGAAACAATTATTAGTGATACCTCTCAGAATAAAATTACCAGTTTCATCTTCGTGATAAACATATCCACGAGGACATGGTAAAGAAGCTGTAAAGATGATAGGTGCATTTAGCGCCACATTCTGTACTGCATTGGCTAAATATTCTGCCATAGTATCACCTCACTTTATGCTACTCCACAGCCACATCCGTAGTTCATGTTCTGTGGGCAAGTGAAGATAGGTGTTCTACCATATACAGGAGTTGTAGGTACAGGACAGTTATTCAGCCTGTTGTAGAGCTGGTCTACCTCATTAGCAAAGCCCTGTGAAATGAAGGCATTCTGAGCAGTCTGTGACTCTCTAAGAGTAGCCATATTAAGCTGAGTAGTAAGCTCGGCAATTCTGTCATTTTTAGCCTCAACCTGTGCCTTAACACCGTCAAGTTC